GGAAGAGGGAGCCAATGTCAGCATAATTATTGATCCTTACATTAAGTATCCGTTCTTCACTAGAGGAACAGAGTTAGCGGTATTGCAGAGATTAGCTAGACAGTCAGGACAATTTGTCAACGCGAGGCGGTTGACTAGCAAGGATAATATGAAAAAGAATTTTAATATAGAATTTTCCAATGACAATTGTCAGCATCATCAGGATTGTGGATGTAAGATTACCGTCAAAGGTATAGGGAAGGAAACAGAAGGTTATATTTATCAAGGAGAAAAAGGAACGTTAGATGATCAGTATTTTGAAGCTTTGGTGTATGTTGAGAGTAGGAGTCTCCGCTTTTCGGATAGATTTCCTTCTTCAGAGGAACAGTCATGGTTTGCGTCACGCTTGCCAAAGGCTTCAACAATACGATTGATTGAACCACCTATAGCGGTTACTCCTTCTTGGCCTCAGGAAATGCGAATTTATGATATACAGCCAGAGGTAGAGAAAGCTCTTAAGAGAGCTGATTTTAGGTATTTCCATTCTAAGTTTGATAAAATGCATGTTTCATGGGTTGAATGTGAGAAGTATGTTTGGTCCAATACACCAGTGTTCCAGAATCCTGGTTCAAAATTATTTCGTCCAATACCTAATGTCTGTGTTGAAGTCCCTAAGTTGTCTTTTATGTGTTTGCGTGCAATTTCTAATTATCATATAGCATGTGGTCTAACGAATGGTCGTCCACATGTTGTAGCTTCTATGGCAAATTTATATGAAAAAAAATATGCGAACGCCCTTTTAGGAATTGCAAGAAAGGATATAGGCTCTAGACCAAGAGAACCATTGAAATATCTTCCTCAGGCAATGGATCATTTGTATCGTATTTTAGAAGTTGATCTTTCAAAACCCGTTCCGTATGTTTTATCTTTACGACCTTTGAGAGATATGTATCTGGGTTCCTCTAGTGGTACCAATTATGCTCCATATGAGCGAGAAGTGAAAGAATTTTTTACAGTTAAAGTTTCTATGACAGGAAAAAAAGTAGATTTTTATGAGCAGGATTTATTGGCTATTTTACATTTTCTTCGAACAGGGGAGGAGCCTGCTATTTATTGGTCGGCCCCTCCAAAGATAGAAAATTTTTTTGATTTCATTAAACAATTGGATGATGAGGATTTTGAGAGATTTATAATGAAACTTCGTATTTTTAATATTCCTTCATCTATTTACATACATTTAGAAAGAATGGTGTCTTTGTTTAGACATCTTAGAGAGAGAGGTAAGGTTATTAGAATAGGGCATAAGTGGGCTAGAGGTGGTGCAGATACCTTAGCGAGATCATTGGGCATTAATTTGAGAAATTGCTTTAAGAAAATAATAGTAGAAGGAGACGCTAAGAAGTATGACCAGTCTGTAAGAGATTTTTTTGTAGAACTCTATTTTTCCACTATGGGGGTGCATTATCAAAAGAATTCGCCAGATTACCCTTATTTTGAAAGAATAGTGAAGTTTTTATTAAAAAATATGATTGATAGGGTAACACATCTTTTCGGAAATATTTGGGGTATCATTCATGGAGGCGTTCCTTCTGGAGCTTTCAATACTTCTCATATGGACTCCTGGATTATGGCATTGTATTTCTGCCTTTTTATGGTATATCAGGTGATGACGGCACCAGTTCAGCTGCAGGAATCTCTAGAACTTTATATGATAATTGCGCTTTATCTGATTGTCTATGGTGATGATTTTCTTTATAATAAAG